CGTTTCGCATGGCGAAAACGGTTGTCTTGTACGCCAAAACCTACCGTTTTACCGTGCGATAGGGGCACTTTTGCAAATTTTTACTTTAACTGGCTGAACTTCAACACATTACGTCTTAAAAACATATCTCGTTCTTAAAAATTGTTCATTAATAGTTACTGTACTATCCACTGCAAAGTTAATAAAATAGTCCGAATGTTAGCAAGTAATCAAGCAAAAAATTAGCAGGACACTTATAAAAATGCCCTGCTTTCAAACGAATAAAAACTTGATTATCCCTGTGTCGGTCGCTGTCTACTTTCCAGTTCTGCCAATTCTTGAGCTAATTTCTCCATCATAGCTTTTTTCTCAACTATCTGCTGCTCCTCAAATGCTTCTCGCACCTTTTCATACTCTGCTGCTGTCCATTTCATCAGTTCCTTTAGTTCCTCTGGTGTAAATGCAGAATAGCTTACTCGGTGTTTCACTTCCTCTACATCTTTCAAGCAATGTTTAGTCTTGAAATATTGCAGGGCTTTTTCAATATCATTTACAGCCATCGTTTCAAGATTTTCAATTTGTTCACCTTTGCTCTTTCGATAACTTACAAAGCCATCTACGAACTTAACTAAACTGTTTTTACCCAACTTAGTTTTTAATGTTCCTACGACCCTTTGAAAAATAGGGTCATTTCTTAAAATTATCATAATGATTATTTTACGTCTATTCCTTGGATAGACCTTTAATTATGTCCCAGAACTATTTCTAAGACGATGCAAAGGTATTGGTGTTTTCTAAAGCTGTCAAGTGTTTTTCTGACCCATATTTTACTATTTGTGATATATGTAAAAAATAAGAGGAACTATATAGCCCCTCTACTATCCTTATTAAAAATTTCTTGCTAAACTGAATGCTGTTTCGATGTCTGTATAAATTTCTTTTTCTTTTTCATTTTTCGGTCTTAGATTTTTTATGTAGCTGTGCAAAGTCTGTCGAGTACCTATTTCATTTTCAAATTTTTTAAAATACTTCAACTTACTAAGATTTTTTGCACCCCTACTGAACCTGTAACCTTTTTTGTTTAAATAGCTGTATGCGATAGCGTGGTATAAAGTAATTGCCTTTTTCTCACTTAGACAAACTAATTTTTTAATTTTTTCCACTAATTGCCCCTGTACCTCTCTTATAATACTCAACGCCTTGTCTATATTTAGTGGTGTTTGCCCTTTAGCCAACACTTCTACTTCAATATTGTTAGCAGCGAGTTTTTTTAAAAGTTCTAACTGCTCTGGGGTACAGTCTATCACATACTCTTTTACCATCTCATTGTAAACTATTTTCACCTCTAATCAAAAAAATAAACTTTCGTCTATCTTCAAATTCTCGGCTTTTATCTCATAAGCTTTTTTCCTTTCTTTTTACTTAGTTTCATAAAAATAAATTAATACTCTCTGATTGCCCATATAAGAGCAAATTTCAAACAAAAACTGTAACAGCGTTTTGTTCATAAGCGCAAATATATAAAATATCCCAGACGCTACCAAATAAAAGGATAAAAAAGTGGCAAGCAAGTACACATTATTTATATATACCTGCCTCCACACTCATAGTTACTTCGCTCAAGTAACATTATATACCGTTAAACTTTATGTTACTATCCTTTTTCGGTTCACTTTTTATTTTGCTATCTATCTTACTGTCAAGCACTTTTATCTTATTATTAAAATATAGTGTAACACCGAATATTCCACCGCTAAAAGTTAATGCTTCTGATAAGTAAATAAGCACAGAACTTTCAATAGCATATAAAGTAAAAAAGCTAATATACGACAGCAACGCTCCACTTAGTATCATAAACACAGCACTTCCATAACTTATCCAATCTTTCACATTTTTTGACATTCTATAAAACCTCCTTTCTATATCGTTTTTATTCTGAATGTTGGTATTGTGGTTATTAGTCCATTTCTTATTACATATACAGTAATTGTTTGCATTATTTTTTTTAAACTTGTCTTACCATCACCATTAATTATTTCTTCATACATTGGTTCAGCTGCTACAAATACACCATTTACTACACTATTACTCATTACTGCTTTGAATGTGTTAAAATATCGCCCACTGTTAGCTTCTACTTGCTGTTTATTCCATTCTTTGTCAGCTATATAATTACCACCTATTTTAGCACCTGTATATAAGTAAATATCTCTTCCGTTTTTCGGTTTACTATTAGTAAAATATTTATCAAACACTGTATTATCTGGGTCTAAATAATTTACCTCGCCTTCTTTACCTATATAACATACTTCAAGTCCTTTAAAGCTACTTGTAATAATATTTTCTGCTTTTAAACCATCTGGGCTAAGGTTCAATGTATTATTTCCTGCGTTATCATAAAATTTTAGTATTGCCTGTCCTTTAGCGTCTATTCCAAATTCAATATTTTTACTAACTGCGCCAAATACTGACATCATGCTACCTGTCAAGTCAATATATCCAGCACCATTATTAGTAGTCATGAATTTTAACCCCCTAATAGCCCCTTCTTTATCGACACTTGCTACTATATTGTTCTGTTGGTCTATGAAATTGAACTTATTAGCTTGTGCATTAATTGTCATATCAGCACCGTTAATATGTACTCCAGCTTTTTCAATACTTTCTACTATATCTGGGTCTTTCCATGTGGTAGCCTTTGTACCTTCTTCTAATTGTAACTCGCTAAAATAGGCTTCACCATTCCTTTTCAGACCTATAAATACATCTAACCACTCATACCCTTCTTCTAATTCAAATGTATAAGTATAAAGCACTCTATTACCCGTATAATTTTTTGGAGCTATATCAAAATATTTATATTTTGGTTTGTTAAAAAGCACAGAATTATCATACCTTACCTCAATATATAGTTCAGTATCTCTATCATAAATACCTGCATAAAATGATATTGTGTAAGTTTTTTTACCATGAACTCTAATTTTAGGAAATCTGCACCCATTCCATTCATTTTGTGTTGCACCAAATCTAACAAGTGATAGCACTCTGAAATCTTTATTGTTACTAATTACTACATTTTCTGCCTTTTGCATAACTAATAACCCTAAATTTCTTAATGATGCTCCTTTCAGTAAATTAGTACCACCGCTAACTGACCTTTCAACTTCTAACTTTATATCGCTTGCTGTCTGCTCAATATTGCTTAATCTTCTCTCTATACCTTCTTTGTCTGACTTCCCCTGCTCTATGATACTTTGAAACTTCCTATCATTGGTGCTAAAGCGTGAATTATTCCAATTCTGTGCATTTATGATAAATTCGATTTTTGCACTTCGTTTATATTCTTTATATGTTACCTCTATTTCTGCGCTGCCATTCCATTTGTTAGGTGTAATACTAATAAATTTAATTTTATTATCATTGGTAGTAATAGTGCAATTAGTGCTTGATAATATCTTTACTCTATCAGGCAAAACTTCATCACTACCAACAAATAATTTAATTTTTCCTTCATTTGCTGCAAGCCCCTCTATATTACCTAAAATGTCAGTGTTAAATACAAAGGTAGAAGGTGTAATAACTAACGATACTGGACTTTTTCCATCTTCACCATCTTTACCTTTGGCACTTATTCCGCTATTTTCATATTTTTTCTTTGTATTATTCCACACATACCAGTAACCATCACTTCCTATATACGGTGTGCCAGATGATGTTGTATTTATCTTATCTGCTACATATTCCTCGAGTGTCTTTCCATTACTAACACTGAAATCACCCTTGAACTTATTACCACTTGCACTGATAACATTTATTTTGTGGTTTTCAAGGTCAAAGTTGTTAATTCCTGCGTATTGTACTATCGAAGGTGCTGTAACTGTCTTATCAAGAAAGCCAGTATTATAAGAACTCACAATAATAGCATTCTGTCTACTTCTATCATTATTATTACCCAGCTGCACAATATTATCACCCACTTCTGGTATGCTATTTGATAATGGAGACTTGATAGACTTAGATAATACGACAAAATGATAATTACCTTCTGTGCCTATACTTTCTACTTTCCTCCAATAGAACTTATTAGCAGCATTATAGTTAGTTCCTTCTGCTACATTCATCGTCTGACATACTACAAAGTCCTGTTCAGCAAAGCAATTTTCTATTTTCTTACTTTCTTGCTCATTTCTCCAGCTGCATTTAAAGTCTCCATTATCCAGCACTTCTATTTTATCAATTTTTGCATTAGCTGGCGTTACTATTATCTGTCCTTGTGTAGCTTGTACTTCATCTACCGAAAGTTTGAAAAAATGCGCTGCTCCTGTTACTGTTAGGTTCGATATTACAGCATTATCACCTGTCAAAGATGTTATACTTGCATTGTTGGCTGTCAAATCTCCAACATTAGCATTATCAGCGTTTATTTTCTCTGTATTAGCTACCTTTGATGTTATTGTGTCAGTATTTGCAGTAGTTGATGTAATATTATCAATTGTGCCTGTTGTTGATGTTAGGTTATCTGCTTTTATGCTCTTATATTCTAAACTTTCACCTTCTATACTCTCAACTTTACCACTATCAGCCTTTAATTTCTTTACTTCTACACCCTTCGCACTAACATTATCTGCACTTATATTTCCAACACCCACCATATCGCCTTTAACATCTTGTGTACCGTCAAAAGGTTGTCCCCAGAGTAGATGTTGTTCTAATTTTCCAACACCATTTTTGTTAGTCATAGCCCCACCACCAGAACTATTACCTGTCCCAGTGGTGTTACTTGTGTTTTTCTTTTTACTGTATGATACTATTTCTATCATCGTCTTATATCTCCTTCATTACTATTTGTGCAGATTTATTTACAACATTTCTGCTTATTGATTGTACTATAAAGTGTTTTTTCAAGGTCTCACTGTAAAATTTATTTCTAAAATCTATATCATTATCAACCAAACTACACTCCATTATTACCTTTGGCTTGCTATACTCTTTATAATACTGGTCAATATAATGTTCTTCTGCTTTCGCCTTTTCATTCGTGGTTGCATTATAAATAGAAGTAATAGGTAGCTTAGTATTATTATCAAAGACAGCATTTAACAAGACACCAGCATTTACACCCATACTAAAGCAATCATTACTTGACAATTGAGTAACTAATTTAAAGTCTGTTTCATAGTTGTTTATAAATTTACCTACTTCTGCACTGCTATAAACCAAATCTTTATCTTCTGTTAGATTTTTCTTCCCAAAGTCGCTGACAATGCTACATTTAAAGTCTTTGATGATGATATTTTCTACATGAGTCAGTACATATTTACTATTATCAGACCAATTAGTAGACTTCCAGAATATAAAATTTCTTTGTGTAGTGTAAAATTTATTCCACATTAGCTGTACTGGTGATATTATTTTAAACTTCATTGTGCCAATTAGTGCATCTGAATGTCGTATTGGTATAGCTGTTCCCTCAACATCTAAGTTCATTGTGTAATCAACAGTATTTTGAAGGTTGAATTCATCACCTATTATATAATCACCTATTTTCGGATTAACGCCAAGCGAAAATGTTGTTTTATAATATTCTTTACCGTCTATCGTCTGCTTTAGTTCTGGTCTATTTTTTATTTCTTCAATCGTTAGCCATTCAAATATACTACTTGTATCTCCATCTGTACCAACTCTTGTTTCAACACAATATTTATCACCTACCATAAGCTCACATTCCAGAATAGGCAATTTTGATATTTTGTCGCTTTTATCACCAATGCCAGAATATTGGAACTCATAACCATGTGCCGACTTATCATCTGTCCACACCTGAATACCTGTACCACCTGCTAAATAAGTCGGATAGTCAGTGCTGTTTGTCGCTCTGTAAAACTTTCTCGTATAATATCTACCCTCTCTGTTATTATCACTCTTAACAATATTTACTATAGATTTTTTCAAGTTGCTTATTGTGCCTGTGTAATCTGGCACAACGGCTTTTTCACCTTCGGTTCTTTCCGCACCATATCTTAATATATCGTCATAGCAAGGTACTTTGTCAGCTTTAAGTCTTCCGCTCTCGTAACAAATAGGTTGTAACAGTAACTTTCCACTGAATACCAAGTAATTAGTTGTGTCATCATCAACTGGGCTGAATACACCACCACTACTTTTACCTGTATATTCTATTATTCCTGCATTGTCTTTTAGGTATTTATCACTCGGAAAATGTCCATCTTTGCTATCATCTTCATTACCATTGATAGATATATACAAGTAATCGCTCATAGGTATTTTAGATACTATTCTATTGTCTGTTGCATTTTCTTGCTTCTTGATATTTCCAATTCTAAACATAGCAGGGGTTAATGAATGCTCTTTTAGGTATCGAGCTGTATTTTGTTGCTCTATATACTCTCCCTGTTCGTTTTTAGTGTACATCAATTCAGCATTTTTCAGCTTCCAGTTCGGGTGGTAAAGATTTTGCAAGTACCAGTCATAAGTCCCAGCTTTTTTATATCCTGTTGGCTTTCCTTTCACCATGTTATTAAAAGCATCGTTAGCATCATTACCGCTACCCTCGCTGATATACTCTGTCATATATAGCTGCTTACTTTTAAAGTGGCTTTTTGCATCGCTTAGTGGGTTATCAATTAGCGTATCTTGATTTTCTAAGTTACAATTAACGCTTATTTGGTTATACACCTCGCCAACACTAATACTGGTATCGCTTTCTGCATAATGTTCGCCCGTAATGGTAATATTAGAAGGTATGAAGTTGTGTTTTTCTCCACTTACTATATCTACCCAAGCACTTCTACCGTCTTTTATCGTATTCCAATCAAAAATATAGAAGTCAATGCCCTCTTGTCGTATGTGTAAGTTCAGATATTGCAGCATTTCTTTCAATACTTCTTCATTACTCCATACACTATCGAAATCTTCACCTAATACGTATAACTCTGATATTGCAAGGTCGTTAAAAATGCCACCTTCTTTTCCTTCTGCAACTCCTTTCGACATGTCATAGAGTATTTTTGGCTTACTATTACCCTGTATATCCAAAGCATTAAATTCACCGAACATACCAACTAATATTTCTTTAAAATTAGCCGACTTCGCATTATTCAGTACCTCATCAAAGTTTTTTAGTGTTGTATCTTTGTACTTATAATATTGCAAGGTACTCAAAGCATCAGTACAGTTAATACTAAATTCATCTGCTTGTGATACGAAAGGTTGAGAGAAGGTATTAGGTTCTACATATCCAGCAAAGACTATTTCTTCTCCTTTTCTGACATTGACTTTTATATTTCTGCTATTACCTGCATACAACTCACTACCTAAGAAATTTTCCGTCAGTAAGTTAATTGTACAGCTTTTTCTTATTATCGTCTCAAATGTGTTATCTATATCCTCTTCGATAGTAATAGGCTCTCCTGCAAAATAGATACCTTCTTGACCGATTATTATTTCTTTACCATCAGCTATACCATTATCAATGTGTACTGTATATCTATCACCATCTTTATTTAAAAATTCTCCTTTTAATATCATATTCTTTTACTATTTAATGCCAGTGAATTTACCTACCTTTGACTTTACCTTTGAGTAGTTGGATAATGCAATATACAAATCGCTGCCCTTTACTCTGACAGTACCTGCACTAACATTACCACCAGCAGTATTATTATCAAGAAGTCGGAATAGGTTGCCCTGCTGTGTCTTCGTCAGTATCATTTCACCGCTATTTACTCTGGCAATATTATTATCACCAACTACATTATTACCGCTGAATATACCACCTTGACTAAAGCCTTTAATCTGGTCAATAGTTGAAATCATCACTGCTGTACCACTTACTATCGCTGCTATCCAACCCCAAATACCTAATTTACTTTCTGCTGCTGTCGCTTGTGCAAAGCCTAATACTATCTGACCAATTGCACTTAATATTAGCCCTGCCTTAGCTGCTGCACTATCTTCACCCAATTGCGTTAATGCACTACCCATAGCTACCATACTTGCTGCCATCTTATCAGTATCACTGGCTGCTTTGTTATTAAATAATGATGATAACGCCTTCGCATCGTCAAGATAAGAGCGCATACTACCATTGCTGAACCTTTCTATTGCACTGCTTAAATCTTCAATATTTTTCTTCTGCTCGGTATTGTCAGTAGCTTTTTTCTTTAGTTCAATTAGTTGCTCAAGTGTTGCCGTGTCTAAGTCAAAGTCTATTGCTATTTCAAAGTTGCTGCCCTTCAAGCTATCCAACATCTTCTTAACTTCGTCTCGTATTGGCTTAACTCCTTTTTCGTTTACTTCTTGCAATTCACCTTGTGCCTTTGCTATACTCTTTGCTCTCTCTGCGTTTAGTATTTGATAGGTTGATAGATACTTAGATGTTAGGTTATCAAGTTCTTCTGCTTTCTGTTCACTAATTTGCTTTTCAAGTTCTGCGTTACCATGTGCTTTTTTAGTTAGTTCAGCATATTTATAGTTGATAGCTTCTATATCTGCTGCTTTCTCATCTTCTATCTGCTGTTCACGCTGTGTATAGTAGTCGTCATAGTAAATAATACGGTCAAATAAGCCTTTACTCGTTAGGATAGCAACTTCATCTACTGCTTTTCTTTGTGCATCAAGTTCATTTTTTGCAATATCCCTGCTTGTCTTTTCGAGTTGGTTGCCGTTATTTAACAAAGTAGCTTTTAATTGCTCTTGTTCCTGCTTCGCTTTTTCAGCACTTTTATCTTTCTTAACCTTTGGCTTCTTTACTTTCTTTTTCTTTGCTGCCTTTATTGCTTCTTTCTTAACATCATCTTGTGCCTTTATTGCATAATCTTCGGCTTCTTTGCGCTTATCTGGGTCGGTTTCAAGTTTAGCCCTTTGTTGATAATAAGCTGCTTTATCCTTTGCTGTTACTCTTCCTTGTCTTTCCTTTCTCTTAAAATCCTCGTCAAGTTTAGCAAGGTCTGATTTTCTTTTGTTAGCTGCATCTCTACCTGCTTGTTCTTTCTTTTGCCACTTAACACCTTCTTTGTAATTATCCTTTATGTTAATACCCTCTGCTGCTACTTTTTTTGCATTGCTTGCTAAACTTCCCCAGTTACCACTAAGTGCATCATTAATTACTGACGCTAATACTTTGAATGGTGTAACAACAAACTTTAAAATACTATTACCAGCACCAGCAGCTATTTGTTTAATTCTATCAAAAGCACCTCCAAGATTATTTAAGATAGGAAAAGTCTTAGTAAACCAACCAACTACTTCTTTCCAGTTCGATATTAAATAACCTATGGCACTGATTAATAAGCCAATACCAATACTACTTAGGGCTATCCTTAACCCCTTCGATGCCATTGCTGCTGCCTTCTGTGCAACTGTCATACCTTTAGTAGCTGCTGTACCTGCTGTGGTTGCTACGCTATTCGCCTCTTGTGCTACTGTTTCTGTACCTTTGGCTACTGCATTTCCTTCTGTTGCTGCGATATTACCTGTTATGGCTGCTGTATTATCACTAACAGAACTACTATTTGCTTTATTAGCCACTGCATTAGCTTCAACTGCAACACTATTTGTACTTACTACACCACTATTACTTGCAATAGCTGTACTGTTGGTAGATGTTGATGCTGCTACATTATTTTGCTCAACTCCAATTAATTGTAAAAGACTATGCCATGCTCTATATGTTCCGCTTGATTGGTCCATGAAGGTAGCCTGTAGAGTTTGAATGCCATTAAGTACTGACATAGCCCCTGCAAGTTGTGTTAATATTTCTTTTGTGTTATCACTTTCAACGCCAAACATTGCTAAAGCCCCAGCATAAGTCTGAAATATACTAACTCCACTACTTGCAATATTTAACGTACCAGCTAAGCCCCTTGTATCATTAGCAAAGTCATTCACTACTGCACTGGCATCACCCATAGCATCTTTTATACTACCTGCACGAGCTGCAAGTTCTTGGAATTTTGCATTACTTGGGTCTACACCGTTAAGCAGCATATTACTAAGCTCTGTTTGTATGCCTTTTAGCTCTGCTTTAATATTTCCACTGCTACTTTTGAAGGTGTTTTCGGTGCTGGCTACTTCTCCTTTAACTTTATCAATTATCGACTTAAACTGTTTATCATCAAGTCTAATTTTCGTAACTAATTCTTGTGCCATATTCTTTTGCTTTCTCTATTAACCGCTTTTTATCCTCTTCTGTTGGTGCTGTAGTGTCATTGTCGCTATCTACAACACTATCCCAACTAAAAGGCATAAATTTTTTCGGGTCATCTGTCTTTATTCCCCCCATTACTTTCGCTGATATAAATGCTAATTGTCTTGTTTGTTCCCAGCTATTTAAGTTCTTGTAATATAATTTTTGTATCAAGATGTGTATTTCATAGAAACTCATTTTATCAAGTACATATTCAGGACTTAACCCACCTTGATACACTAAGATAGCAAATATATCAGCGATTTTTAGTTTTTTCCCGTATCTCCTTCTTGTTTAGCATTTTTATCTTGCATTTCTCTCTGTCTTGCTGTTTCCAACTCCATAAATTTAGCATATTGAGAGAAAATAGAAGGGTCTTTATCTATTGCATCAAGTAAGCTATTAAATGTCAAGTCATTATCTTTGTTATCTCCTGCAAGTATCAAGCAATAGAGAAATAAATATTGGTCGCTTAATAATTTCAAGCTGAACATTTCACCCTTTACCTGCTCAAACATCATCATAGCACGTACACTATACTTCAAGTTGTATTTTTTGTTATTAATTGTTATCGTTGTCATAGTATTAGTTGTTAGTTAAAAATTAATTGGCAATACACTCAACCTTCTAATAGATTAAATGTACTGCCTTATGTCATCATATTTTGTCTACTCTATTGGATAGACTTTGTTATTTATTTTATCCTCGTGGTGTTGGTGTTGCTACCTTCTTCAACTCTCCCGTACCTACAAATGAGGCTGAAAAAGTTGCATTATCCTCATTAGGTGCACTTGCTTCCAAAGATGTTAGTATTACCTTTCCACTGAATGTACCTGTTGTTGATGGTAACCAGCCACCCTTTGCTACCTCTGCTGCTTTATTTGCTGAATTTTTCTCCAACGCAAATACTGCGTCAATAGGTGTTTGTGCTGTCATCAAGTCAAACAAGTTCTCAAATGTTACACCCTCTCCATCATTGCTAAATAAATTCTCTGTCTTTACTTCCCAGCTTATCTTACCTGCATTACTTGTTACCCACTTACCGCCACTGTCTTTGCTGGTAGTTTCTGTGGTGTCCATGCTGATACTAAGTGAATGTGAAGTAGCGAAAGCGATTGACTTGCCATTAATAAACAGCATCAAATCACGTCCTTTAATTACATTTGCCATATCTTATTATTTTATTCTTTTGTTTTTATTGTGTATGTGAGTAATTGCAGGAAGGTATCATCACTGTATCTTTCTTCACTACCCACTAATTCTATGTTATCTGCTTCCAATAATACATCTGATACAATAGATGCAATTTCCACTCCCCTGCTATAATTATCTGTTGCAATAATAATACTAACGGTGCTATCAATATCAAATAACACTGCATCTTTATTACTGGCTGCTTGTGTACTTTCTCTCCTATACACAATGAAAGGAAATTTAGTACCTTTATCAGCTACAAGTGGATATATTCTGTTATCTATTACGCCTTTTAAAGTTTCATCGCTAAGCAGTATTTTTCTTATTTCTTTCCCTGCATCAAAAAATCTCATGCCTACTTACTCTCCCATATCTTATTAACTGCGTCTGAAAATGTAGTGTCTATAATGTCTTCTGCTTTAGATAAATTAGCATTGACAGCGTTAGTAAAGAAATTAGTACGTTTCATAGCACCTCTGTTAGCACCTTTTTTATTTTTTCTAATTACTGTACCACTCTGAAAGAACTTTAACCGAAAATCACCGAAAATATGCACTTTGAGTTCGTCCGTATTATCTTTTATTTTACTAACCTTGATGCCACTTTCTAAACTTTTACCATTCCAGTAGTTAGGTGATTTAGCTTTCTTTGTTACCTGTCTTAAGTTTGATTTTGCAGCTTTAACGATAACTTGTGCGCTCTTTTTCAATGCAGTATTTTTAGCTTTTTTCTGTTCTTTACCGCTTAGCTGTGAAAATTTCTCGGTTAATTCCTCGATACCATTTATACTAATTGCTTCGTCCATTACTCATTTACTTTTTCAGTTTCAATAATTTTTCTATTATTTGCTTTATCTTCCATTACTGACAATACACGATATTTGGCATTATCCCACATTATATTATCTGTGTACTCTTTAATATCAACATAACGCCACACTGTAAAGGTAACACGGAAAGGATATATAACTTCATCATTTACTACTGTCCTATCACCTGCTTTGCTTACCACTTGTGCTTTGGTTGATGTAATAAATGTATGAATGTCGTTAGTTGCACCATCTTCACCTTGTATTATGTCAGTACGATAGATAGATATTTTTTCTGTCAATAGTCCTGCTCTCATCACTTAGCTCCTCCCCTTGTAATTTCTATAAAGGTCAGTTAGGTATGATAATGTATAGGGTACTTCGACATTAGATGTAAATGCAATAGGTTCACGGTTAGCATATAGATTACCTACCATCAATAATACAGCATGTGCCAGTGGAGGGGGCAATTCACTACCACCCTCACCAGCTACTATACTATCAAATGTGTTATCTATATGTTTTTCAATCGCTTTTTCAGCTACTATCTCTAAATCTACTAAATATTCGTCGTCATCGTGAAATGTATCATCAATGTTTAAGTGCTTTTTTATTTGGTATAATTGAATGTACATATAGATAATATTATTTTAGGTTAATTATGCTTGGAATGTTCCGAATTGGAATGCTTCTGGTCTAATCATGGTAGCGTCAAAGTAAGCATTAACCACTAAGCGTACCATGCCTGCACTTGCTTTGCTGAATGGGTCTACTGTAATATCACTTTATTTTCGTTATCAGTATATTTCTATACCGTTTAGACTATATCATATCCCCTATTACTGGGGTTCTTTTATTTAGTCGTTGAACTCTATTAAATAGAGACGCTGATTTACTTTGTTATAATATTTCCAGCGTTTTAGAAAAGATTTTCTTATTTTTATTCGGGTTTACTTAGTATTACTACCAAGCGACACTGATATACCAGTAGAAGTATATTAGTTAATGCCTCCGAACTGACCGATTGCCAAGTTACTAAAATCTCCAACAATAAACTGCTTAGCTGCTACGTTAGATGTGCTGTAAACAGGTGTACCATCGAGTGAACTATCAATATATGCTAATTGTGCTGTACCCTTGCTACCCTTCATCATGTTACGGAAAGATGCTTTTGCTGATGGCGATGCAATATAAGCAATATCGCCAAGTACATTCTTTTCCTCTACGAGTGCTTCAAGTGATACCAAGCCCTCAAAATCTGTTACCTTAGTAGGTGTCTTACCATTAAACATACCTGCTGGCTTATCTGCTGTCTTAGCTTCCTTGCCAAGTATTGTAGCTTCTAATTTGCTGTTAATAGCATTGATTAAGTCCATTCTAATAGCATTCTCAACACCGATACTATCCTGTGCTAACAACATCTTAGAAATATCAACGAAAGCAGTAAGTCTCTTAGGCTGCAATACTACATTACCAAAAGAAGTACCACCGTCTGCTGCTTCGCCTACTTCACCAGCCCAGCCAATATTAGCACCTGTCATTACTGGCAACTGTACATTATTAGATAAGCCTGTGTAGAACTTAGCACCAGCATTTAAAAGTACATTCTTTGCTCGAAGTGGCTCGATAATATCGTAAAGGTCAGTAGCTACAACATCTACACCTTCAGTAGCTACACTAATAGCTCTTTGTTCTGTTGGTAGGTAGATTTGACCGATTGTGTTTAGTCCGGCTTTGCGCATTTCTTTCATACCTACGCTATTAACTGCTGCTGTAATATCGTCAATGCTTCTGTTCTCTGCTACCGCCTTGATAGCCTTCAAAAGTGAAAATCTTTGTTTCATTGTTTGTCTTTGATTAATAAATTTGTGGTTACGTGTTTCCTCTTTTTCGGTGTTGGTTGTTTCTTCTCCCTCTACCTTGTCTACTTCCTCATCTTCTGTTTCGGTTGTAGTTTCTTCTTCATCTTCTGGCAATTCGTTCGCCTTTGTTTCTACTTCTTTTTCTTTGGTATTGGTTGTTTCTTCCTCTACCTGTTCTTCTTCTGTTGGCTTAATGTCTTTTTCATTCTCCAACTGTTCTAACTTTTCCTGTTCCATTGTGTTTAACATTTCTTTTGCTCTCGCACTTACACTTGTTGCACTATATGCTGGTTGCCATACTGGGCTGACATCACATAAGCACTCTATCTTATTAATAGTTCGATATGTTGTGCCGTTAATATTTTCCCATTTCTCGCTACCTTCATCTGCACTAACTATAAATGCAAAGCTACTACTATCAATTTCACCACGTCTGATATGTTCGATAAGTTCATTTCCCAGCTCTGTATTAGGTGCTTGAAAAGAATATTTTAACCCCTTTTCGTCTATTGATAATGATAAACTCCCTTCACCATATCGACACCTTGCTAATACTTTGTCTGGATTATGATTTAACAAAGCAAATACATCTGACCTGTTAATAACATCTACAGTTACTGCACTCGGTGATATTGTTTCAAAAAAGCCTAAATCTTCTGACTGACTATTGAACACTACTGCATAACCTTCTACTGTGCGAGTCTCCGAATTGATGTTACTAATTGTGGCTGAACGTCTCTCTAATTGTCGTTCTCTCATCTGTTATACTTTATATAGATTATTAACTTTCTTCATTACCAGCTATGTTACTTTTGCTGACATCATTATAAGCTAAGTTGTGATTATCTCCTCCTTCTACCTCGTTCAAACCTAATTCCCTACGTACTTCATTGATA